GTCTTCGCGACGCCTGCAGAGAGTGAGACTTCGCCCTCGGTGTTGATTGCGTAACCACTCTTGGCCATGTCCCCTCCCTCCTATGCCGCTCTAAAGAGCCCGGCTACATTGATCTGTGCTGTGAGGTCCGTTCCGTCTGTAGTGACAACGAAGTCATGGTACGTCCATGGAGTGATGTTCGAGTCGGTTCCTGCAGCCGTGTCATCGTCGTAGCAGACAAGAAGCTTGCCGAGTGTGTTATTCACACCACCACCTGCGCTGGTCCAAATCTGGTCAGGAACGTCGAGGTCTCGGCGGTTGTTCGTGTCATCAGGTGCAGGCAAGGCTGCAAGTTCTACATCCGTAATCGTCTTTCTGGCGTAGTTCGTGAAGTCGGCCTGGTCGTTCGCTGCAGCAAGGAGTGCTAACAGGTCATCGTAGTTGTTGAGTGTGTCATCTGCTTCAAGACCTGTCGCCTTGAGCAGGACGACGATGAAGGCAGAGTTCGCATGGTGGTTTGACTTGATGATGCTATACCATTCAACACCGCGGCCCTTGGCGATGTTGAAGACGCCGTCAGCCACTCTTCACCTCCCTCCTGCCCACGTTCGTCTCCTCAGCCATGCCTACCTTGACAACCTTCTCGTGGGTCCCATCCTCGTACTCGATGACGTAGGTGTTCGGACCGTCCTCCGGGTCGTCTGACTTACGTATGACTCCGTCCTTCTCCTCCATCTGCATCACTCCTTCGGCCCTCCTGTCAGACTACCTTGGCGTGACCCGTCTGCGTTCTGACCCGGTCGAACCCGACCGTTTGGAGGTGCATCGGGGGCGGGCTTCTCTTCCTCTCCCACAGGGGCTACTGCTTTCATTGTTCTCGCTGCGACGTCACGTTCTGTAACGTCGTCGCCACCAAGCGGGAGGTCCATCTGGTCACGGGTCCACTGTTCGAGATCCGGAGTAGGTGTGAGGATCCCGGGTTCGACAAGGTTCCTCATTGCGACGCTGAAGGCCCTCCAGTCAGCTGTCTCACCGACACGCCGAACCCGAAGCTCGGGGAAGTTGGTAATCTTCGATCCGTAGTTGTACCGGACGAGGTCTGGGATCGCGTCCTGGTTGATATTCATGCGCACGATGTCTGAGACATAGCGCAGGGCCTTCATGAAGATCTCCATCTGCGAACTACCGAGCGCCCGAGACCCTGAGGTGGTACTCCCGAGGTTCATGAACTGCCCAAGAACGTTACGGGCAATCATGAGGTCGTGGTGCTCCGCCGACTTGAGAACGTCCACGACACCTGTGTTCATCGCAATGAACTCGACATCCCAACCCGGAGGTAGCGTAACGTACGCCTTCTCGTTCGTCCTCAGGTTGCGTCCGAGTTCATTGGCAAACGTCTTGTCCTCGTTCGTGAAGCCTGGAGGCAACTTGATCTTCGGGATACCGATGCCGTGTCGTTCTTTCTGGATCGCGTCGACCTTGTATAGGTTCTCCTTGTAGTACCAGTGCTTGTACGCACTCCTAAGGATCGAGGTACCCTGTGGGTCCCCTCCTTCCCTGTCCAAGGTGAGGATCAACAGCTTCTGAATCGGAATGTCGACTTGTGAAGAGAAGTTCGTTTTGCCATCGACACGGTTGAAGACAATATGGTTCACCGTTCCGTTAGGATTGAACTCGAAGCGATCGACGTGTACTGGATGCCTCGGAGCGAAGGCCTCCCATCGGACTACTTCCTTCTCACGTGGACGCTGCTTCTGTGCGTTCTTCCACGTGTCCATCGTGAAGACCTTCTCGAATGCGTAGTACCCGTAGTCAAGCATGAGAAGGCTCTCCCAAAGGAACTCGATGAAGGGCTGCCGCATATGGTTCAGGGCCCACCAGGCGAAGTCCGCGATCTCACGGTCCAGATCGGACGAGGACGCTGGTTGCATGTACCACTGTGCACTGATGATTGGTGTCTTCACCAGACGCAGCGTGGCACGGATCTGCGCATCGGACCTACGCATTTGGTCGTAGGTCTTGATACCACGGATGCCTCGGAGCTCTGGGTTGTACTCGATGATGCCAAAGCTGCCGTACGAGGTCATCCCAGTAGCACCCAGCTCCCTAAGGTTGGGCTTCTCCTCTGCGAGCTCAACGGAGTCCCTGGCATCCTCCTCGGTCATGATAGCAGGAGTCTCGGTACCCATGAGCCTACCAAACCAACCCATACATCACCACCTCGGGATATCGTCTAGGCGGAATGAAGAATCGTCAGCCCTCGAGAAGACACTCTCACCACGACTGAAAATGCCTACTGGATCAGGCTCACGATCCATTGGGTCAGTCGGGTCCGTGTTGAAGTTGCTTGTCTCCATCACGTCTGCAAGGTGATAGCGAGCGCCAAGTTCGAACAGGTGCATGATGCCATAGCGAATAGCATCCATGCAGTGGTCGTTCTTCTTCTTGGGCTCTTCCTTCTTGTTCTCGTCAGCTGTCCTGGAGAGCTGCTTGGTCCGATAGTTCTGGAACTCGAAGATGGTATTCTCACAAGCCCGGTTGACGTAGAGGTGCGTCTTCTGCTCACCTAGATCGTTCAGCTGCACTGCGAGGAAGTCCTTGACCTTCTTGATCCCGGTCAGCCAGTCCTTCTTGGCTTCCGGGTCACTGTAGGTAGGAGCAACCAATCGACTCATCGTCGCAGTAGCCTTCGGATCAGCCGAGTCACCGAACCCGCAAACGATCGAGTACCCCTCAGGTTGCGGGCGTGCGTTCATGATCTCCGCGTGGTCACTATCGATCTTCCCCGAGTCGTAGTACTCCCTCCAGATGTAGACCTCGTCTGACGGTGAAATCTGTGCATCTAGAGCCACGAACGGATTTTCGAACCCGTAGTCAAAGAACAGGTAGTTCGGCCACTCAGGGTTGTACTGGTACTTGTCGACGATGTGGACCTCATCAGCCCACTCCGTGTAAATCTGCCCAACGAATGACCTGAAACTAGCTCCGATCTCCTGCCAGAAGAAAGGATCGTCCGGTGTTCGTAGCTGTCTCTGGATCTCTGGGTCATCGAATCCCTCCGGGTACACGTACGGATTCTCCCAAGCTGGGAAGTTCCAAGACTCCCAGTCCGAGTGAGCCGGATCCTGTCCCCACTTGTAGATGTCGTAGAACCAGTTGAAGCCCTCCGGCGTACTTGGGAAGATCGCCCAGCCATGTTGGTCCGCAAGAGCAGGCGTAATGTACTTGTCCCAGACGGTGGGGCTTTGTTTGGCCGCCTCGGAAACAATGACACCAGCTAACCCCTCACCAACTAGGGTATCCGGGTGCTGCGCACTCTTGACATCTACCCGAGTACCCCATGGCATCTCGATGTACATGTCACCAGTGCGAACGTTGTACGCCTTCCTCTTGATGTTGTGACCCATCTTCAGGTTGATGATGATGTCTTCCCAGAGGTACCGAAACTCCTTCTCTCCCAGTTCATAGGTCGGCCCGACGATCCAGTACCGATTTCCCCGTTTGGACAAATCGAGCATGTCTGGGAGCAGCTCAGCTGCAGCCATGCGACTTTTACCAAATCGACGCCCGCACGAGGGTACCTTGAATCGTGCAAGACTATCGTGGAACAGCTTCTGCTTCACGTGGGGCGTGTATTTGATCTTCTCCCACAGGGCCTGAGTATCTATCATAACAGCTCCACTAGGTCGCGACCGTCGAGCAATGTCACGTTGCAAAGCGCCCTTCCGAAACTGTCTAGCTTAGTCGACTCGATCCAGACGATCGTACCTGGCGGGATCAGGGTACCCAGGTGGATCTTGGCATCTTCGTACCCAACCTCGCCTCGCTCCGGAGCATCGACTCCGAGTATCCGCACCCGCGATGGGGCACCCACGACCTCTTTGCGCCAGACGCCCCATCCGAGATCGAAGTCAGCAGCGAACGTGTCACCGTCGACAACACGTAGCACTGTCGCCTGTACGGTCCAAGTTGTCATGCTAGCCTGAAGACGGCTATGGTTAGGGCAGTCACGCCACTGTACGTCCACTCGATCTTACCGTTGGCTGGGTTAGTGAACCGACCAGGCTCGAGGGAGAACATCCGCTCAGCGGCATTCGGGATCACAAAGCTAACGTCGGGGTTGAATGCTATGGCCCCTTCTGGCGAAAGGCTGGTTGGGTCGTTGAAGGTAAGCGTCCAAGACGCCGAGTGAGCATTCTTCACGTGAACGATGCACTTTATCCCAGCAGGTGCGAAGGCGTCTCCGCCTCCTGCAGCAGCTGCATATGTAGGGGTTAGAAGGGTCTGGGGGGTAACTACCTGAACCGCTAGGTCAGCCACTTACGCTCCCTTCATGCGCCTACTGGCGTCCTGTCATCGTCCCATCGAAACTGGGCCTCGCTGCCTTCTGCGCTGTAGACCCTGAGCGGGAAGTGGGTCTTACAACCTGCGCAGTACGTCCCACCGTAGAACTTAGGGTAGCGAGCATACGTCTCGGCAATGGCTAGTCCCATCGTCGTGACAGTACCGCACTTCACGTGAACGTAGCTGCGCCGAACAGGCCGAACGAAGCCCTTGGCCCGCTCCTCTTCAGACAGGACGAGGTAGCACTTCTGCATCCCGCTCTCTTCGATGACGACGAGGCACGGGTCGTTAGGGTCTGTAGTGAGCCCCACTACTCACTCACCTGTGGCCTTGTCTTTCTGGATGTCGCCGAGAAGTTCTTTCCAGGGATCGCTGAGTCCACTCTGACCCACGGGCTTGCCAAGGTTCCACTCCAGAACGTATCGCGCGCTCTCCAGGCGAACACGTTCGGTGGTACCGTTCTCGGCCAGGTGGATCAACTGCTGAGCGGCGGAAACAAGTCCGTCTTTCAGGATCTGCTTGGCCGCTTCCTCAGGCGACTCGGAAGGCTTGTACCCGTGAAGGGCTTCGTACACTTCCTCGTCAGTTGGGATGTTGCTGCTCTGTGCGAACTTTTGGTAATCGTCTGTGGGTGAGTTTGTCTGCGCCTTCTGTTCGAAGTCACGACGCTCTGCGTCGCCGTCCGACATCTCCTCACCTCCTGTTCCTTCTAGCCTTTTCATCCCCTAGTATAGCTGGATCACTCCTTGCAAGGCACGCTATGTCTCATGGGTGCCTCGAACTTTCTGGGTACCCGGGCTTGGGAAATAGCAGGGGCAAAACCGTTTGCGGACGGGTACCATTGAGCGGCA